CTAAGCGAAAGTCGCGCAGCCTGGAGTTCGTTCAGAGGTAATCCTTCTAGCGATCGTTCAGGGTCCGAAAATTTCTTAGCGAATTCAAATACCCCTATAGGGGACGCTAAGGTCTTGGGTTTAGATATTTCAACCCCAAGATCTGACATGATGTCCAGATATTTCCGGGCTACCTTCGGATTGCAGATGACGATGTCATCTCCCAGCACCATATACTCAGTGAATCAACGTGTGTATCCGCACCTCCGGGCAGAGGCTTGGACTATGAAGTGATGCGTTATCGCGAGCATTGCTCAAGACGAGTACGCCCCCATAGGTTGTCCACACGCATACCTTAAAGGTTGTTTCTTGAGAGGAAGTCAAAAGTCACGATTTACCATAAGTGTCTTTCACGGGACTCCAAGGCCTTGTTTTCAATGTTCTAACAACAGGGCTTGGAGCTCCACCGGCAGACGATCAGTCGCCGAAGAAAGATCAAAGGAAAAAGCGTAAGGGATCTTTCCCTTATCTACTTTCCGTTTGAGTAAATCCCGCAGTCGTTGTACACCTTCACCTTGATCAAAGGTGGCGTCTTGCTTGCATCCACGAAGGATACTAAACAGACGATCATGCAATGGATATAAAGCCAATTGCGTGATAGGGTCGACCATCGCAAAGACTCTTACCTTCCCTGGTTCATCTTTGAGACCCAACTTCCCTAACCTAACTGGGCGGAATTCCGCTCTCCGAGGTCAGAGGTCGTCGAGTTGTCCCATAAGGGACCAAAGATTCTTCATACCAGTTACTTCCAAAAATTTCCACAATGACGGGCACAGTTCTTCTGAAGACGATATTGTCCTTCAGCTCCTTAGAAGTTCGGAGAACGAAGTAGTGCGCCGGTCTACGCCCTCAGAGGTTATGGTGCGAGACGCGGGACACGCAGTCTGAAGAAAGACTGGTTCCCAGCTCAAATCCGTCCAAGGGGATCATTCCCGCAAGAACGTTTTGGAAAAGTGCCGGAGGTCGGGTGCAATTCGACCTGACCACGGCGCCGTAATCGTTTCAACTTTAAGAGTACCTTTAAAATCCAGTACCCTGTAAAGACCGAAAACGGTC